TACATTTTGTTTGAATCCTACGCTGCCTTTTAGCTCATCGTTTGCTTCCAATAGTAATTGGCTAATCAATACGCATTTTAAATAGTTTAAATGTCTTGGCGTGATTGGGTCTGTAGCTCGCACATCTTGTATCCCTCTGACTTGTTCTTGGTGTTCTAGTTCTTTTTGTTCCATTTCTTTATAATATTCTATTTGTTTTTTTCAATCCAGATTTGTTGTTGTTCCCTCATATATTCTATTTCACGCTTTAAGTAATCGGCTGCTTTTTCTAAGTCTTGCAGCTCCGTCCCTTTGTTTGGTGCTCTGGTTATGTATTTGATTATGTTACCTCTATTAAAGTTAAGATTGTAATCTTTAATAAAATCTATTACGTCATAACCTTTGCCGTTTTCGTAATGTAAATAAGTTGCTCTCATTTTCTTTGTTTTTAATTATGCTGCAATATAATTCTTTTTTTGTTATAAACAATTTAATTAACTGCTTTTATTTCATTTAATTGAATTATAACTGTGTTAATCCTCACCCTTTCCATTGTGTCCTGTGTTTGTGGTAAAAGTTTACTAATGTTCCTTAATAACCTTTCTTTAAACTCCCGTTGAATTGGCGGTCGTGTTTTCATATTTAAGAAAAATTCCTGATTGTTTAACTCTAACGTACCTTTAAAATCTAATTTCATTTTTAATATTTTTTTTTATTTATTTATTGATGAACTCTGTAATACCTTTATCTACTATCCCCATAACCTATTAGAATAAATTTATTTGATTTGAATTTAATATTTTAAAACTGTTTTTGTTTAATAGTATTTCGTTTGGTCTTTTAGTGTTTAACTTTATACATTCACCCCATTTTTCAATAAGATAATTTATTGTCGTTTGTTCTAATTGCTCTGTTCTGTAACTTACTGCGCCGCCTTTATTTCCGTACCTTTTAAAGTTAAACAAATATTTGTGATACCGTATGCAGCCAGCTTTTTTAATATGCTGCAAAGTGTAATCATAATCTTCTTTTAACTTTAATGTTTTATCAAACCTTATTTCATTGGGTTTTGTAATTGTAAAAGGAGCAGTTATTAATATATTTTCTTGGCTTGGTTTTGTTGCAAAAAAAGGGTTTTCTGTTGGGGCTGCACCAGAAAAAAGGTATTCTGTTTCTAAAAATTGTTTTAAAAGGCTGTCAATAGCTTGTTTTACAGTTACATATTTTTTTGTTCTTTTACCTGTAAAATCGTTTACACTTACATTAATTAAGTCGTCATCTATTTGTACACATATTTTATTTCTATTAAAACAATAATCAAGAGCAGCGTTTCTGTTACCTACTAAGCTCCCCCCTAAAATAACATTTTTTGCGCCGTTTTTAATATATAGGTTTTTATCAATTTCATCATTAACTACAAACACAATATCTTCAGTTCCAGTTGTTTTAAATATTTGTTTTATATTTTCAGGCCTCCTGTGGCTTATGCAAGTTATAATATATTCCATTTTAAAATAGTTTTGTTTGATTTGTTATTTTCTGAATGCAAAACCTATCAGCATTTTTTTTGTTTAATAAGTACCCCATCTCTTGACCGCCCTTTGGCGTTTTAAAACCTTTAAATAAAGGCATACCGTTTGTTTCGTATATTTGTTTTAAATGTTTAACCGCAAAAATATAAAAGCAATCTACATCGCCTATAACATAAAGCCAACTCTGGTCTTTATAGATTCCGCTTGGGTGCTTCTTGTACCCATAATCACGCTCTACGCTTATAAATAGGTTACCAGTCTTTTTAAACATCTGGTCGTTCTTTATTTCAATACCCTGCCTATTCTCGCCTTTGTGTATTTGTTCATCATAGGTTGTGTAATGGCTTAAATTGATCTTATGGTTTTCTGCGAACCAATCCATAATGAATGATTCAAATTTTAATCCTTTGCCTTGTTTTGTTGTTGTTTTCATTGTTTTTGTTTATAGTGTTAAAAACCCAGTCTTTTCCATTTTTGTTTTATGTAGCTCTTTACTTGGACTATCACATTTTATCATATTCTCCCTGTAATACATTACAAAACTAATCCGTAACCAATCATCAGTACAATTATTAAACTCTGTATTTGCGTGCCACTTGTGAACGTCAGCAAATAATACGTCAGTATTTTCTAAGTCTATCGCTACACCGAACTCAGGCATTACAAAAAAGCCACCGTCATAACCCCCTTCCCTGTAAACTATTAAATTACCAAACCCCTCACGGAAATCACCTGCGTCTTGATGACAGGCGGTTCTAAAGTTTTTATTCACTGTAACTGTTGTGAAACTTGTGTCCCCTATAACATAATTCCTATTCGTTCCATCTGCAATCGCTTTTTGTTTTGCATAGTGTTCTGGACATAGTTCTTTATATTTCTTGTCAATAAACTCTACAAACGGTATGCCTTGTTTGAATTTATCAAAATGATTCTTGGCGAATGCGGTTGTTCTACAATATTTAATCATCGCACCGCTATCCATAAACCCAACGTTCCCAGACTCTACTTTATTGCCGACCGTTATATTGCTAACACTACCATCTTTTCTAATCCTTTTATGGCTGCTGCCACTTGCAGAACCACGACCCTCAGTCACCTCTATAGACCCTTTAAAGGCGTCAACACCGTTTTTGAGTACGTCCATAGGTATTGCGTTTTTCCTGAACCTAAACAATAAATTTCCATAGTTGTCATAAGCGTCACAAGAATTTGTGATTAATGTATTGTAGTGGCTTGAATTAAGAAACTTAGTTTTTAGCTTTGCAGCTTTATCGCTATCTAAAACTCTTTTTACTATTATTTTATCTATTTTCATATCTTTGTTTTAATACTTTTAAAAGTAAATCACTGAGGTTTCCTTTTTGTTGGTAATCTTCTTGGAACTCTATCATTATACCTTTCTTGCATAAGGCTTTAAATTCTTTCAATTCTGGCTTACTAAAATATAGCATAGTAGTAGTAATTTCTACATCTTCTATTGGTGATTCATCAACCCCCCATTCGTCTTCAAATAGTTTCATAATTAATTTATTAAGATTAAATCAAGTTCTTCAGCTACGTGATTAATGTGTTCCTGTGTATTTCCTGACCACCGACTCGGTCCCAACTGAATTAAATCATTCTCTTCAATGGTTGCAACGTGTACGCCATAACTAAACACCTTGTTCCCTGTTACTTTTAAATTTGTTTTGTATTTCATTGTTTTGTTTTTTAAGATACTGCAATATAAAACCTTTTTTATTTATAAACTAATTAATTAACGTTTTTTTTAATCTGTCCTTAATTTTAATAAATTCCAACATTCTATATATTTCTGTTTGGCTTTCCCCCTGTATTCTTCCCTGAATAATTCGTACATTCTTTTTGTGTACTTATATTTAGAATCGCACCCTGCAAACCATTTTCCTGCAAATACTCTTCCTTTGCCTTTAAAGTATTGTACATTATCAGCTCCATCCCCTATTATCATTTGCTCATAAAAATTAAACAACGCTTCTTGTTCTGAAATATCTAAAACAACTTTATGTTTATAGTGGTAATTATACATCAAACAAGGGAACTGCTTGTAATCTTTATCAATGCTTACTATCATTACGTTGTCCCTTCCGATTTCATTTGATAACTCAAACCAATATCTAGCTACCATATCATCAGTTTCAATTCCGTGACCCCATACGCTTTCGTATTGGTCTTTTACATAATCGTGCATTTCGTTTAATAATGGAGGTAAGTCCGTTGCTTTCCTATTTGCTTTATATGTATTTGTAATGAGCTTTCTGAAGTTTCCTTTACTTCCATTAAACGTTATTACTTTGTCGACTGAATACATATCTTCTAACTTATTTACGATACTCATAAACTGTTGGTCGAACTTTGCCTTGCAATCATTTATATTCGTGTAATACCTTTCGTCTGTGGCGTATTCCCTTTTTTTGTAACACGCTGCAAATATTAAACTATCTGCGTCTATTAATAAAATCATTCTATATCTGCGTTAAAACATTCAGTTGAACAATAATAGTTGCCTTGTGTTTCTGTTGAACAACAGGCGCAAAATGTTTGTTCGTCTGGTTCATCTATATAACTATCTAACCAATTCATAATTCTTGTGTATTAATTTGTTCTTTTAATTTTTCTATTTCTTTTTGTAGTGTTTGGATTGTTTCGTTTTTATTTTCTCGAATCATTCCTAAACGTTTTGTAAGTACTGCATTTTCAATATTTAATTGATTAACGTACTGCCCTATCTCGTTCATACCTTGTATAAAATTCTTTAAGTCTTTATTCGCAGGCTTAGACTTTGCCCACCCCATAACTTTGTCAGCTATCCAATTAAACCAAAGGTTGTAAGATTGTTTTTGTAGTAACGTCATTATCTTGAACCTAAAATGTAACCTGCAATAAATACAATAGTTATAAAAAAAGCAACGGCAAAATCAAACTTTGCTTTTTTGTTTTGTGCTATTACCTCATTCAACTCTTGTAATTCTTTAGGCGTATATACTTCAATATAGTTTCCTTTAGTTTCAATGTGTAGTCCTGTTTTTGTTGTTTTCATAATGTTTGTTTTTATTTTTTGATAATTTCTTCAATTGTTTCATCTAAGCCTCTAATCATTGTGTAGTTGATTCCACCTTCGTTATTATTGTACAATTTAATTAAGTCTGTTCTTAAATTTGAAAGTTTGATTAGTTGTTCGTTTGTAATTTTCATAATAATTTATTTTAAA